ACTGGATCTAAAAGTTTTTTATCAAAAATCTTCCCGAACTGGAATATTTTATCATATATGACCAGTGTTTCAATACAAATCTTCCCGCCCAGGAATTTTTTTAGGATTGGTGGATGCCCTTTGGAGCAACTCAAGGCATCCTCTAATTTTATTTCCGAGAACAATTCGTTGCTTTGCTCTTTGAACAAGTAAGTCAAACTCTGCTGTCTTCGCATCCAATCTGCGTATGTTCTTTCTCCAGAATTGATAATTTCTCCAATCCATAAGTTACTTGGTGAATCTACTGCTACAAAATTTGATAATAGAAAATCTATTACTTCTTTATCTGAATACTTACGACTGGTCTTCTCGAACCAGTATTTATCCTTGCGTTTATTGAATGAAGTGACTGTTGCTCTGGATTTGCCTCCATACTTAAAAAAGTCATATTTACTATTTGTAAAATGACTTTTCATCGAAAGATAAGTTTGATATGTCTCAAAAGGACTCATAGCGGAAGTTTTGCTTTCGAAGTTCGTTTCATAAAGTTAAGACGAGTTGCGTCCCACTTTAATCGCTCTTTCAAAGGTTTTGAAATGAGTTTTGTTACTGATTCTACCTCAAGACAATTGATTTCGCAATAGTGAACGATTGCATCAATATAGTTAAGGTTTTCCTCTGCAACAATCTTTTCAATCTCAAGAGCAAACTTGGAAGGCGTTAGAAACTTATTCTCGATGGCTTGTTCTAGTTCTTTATTTGGTTCCATAGAGCTCCAGTTTATCTCCAACAAACTTTCTAATGTATTTGCCGAGTAGTTTGATGTACTTTGATTTGTCTCTTTCTTCATAAACGACGCATTCTCCATTTTCACAAGCCATAATGATTACAAGTTTTTTGACTGAAATACCAGTCAGTTCATATAGCATACATCCATACGCCATACATTGAACAAAATAATGTTCAATCCACTCTCGTGGTTTTGGTTTTTTAGAAGTTTTAAAGTCGATTATTGCTAACTCGCCGTTATATTCAGCGATACAGTCAACTGTCCCAGCAATGCCCAGTTGCTTACTATATAGGGACCCTTCAAGGGCGTAAATATTATTTATACAATTCAATTCTGTTTTTGAGATTTTAAACAAAAAATCTGAAAGAGGTTGAACTGGAGGAAGGTCACGATTATAAAGATAGTTCTCTACAAGCGTGTGCATATCTGTTCCACGACTTGTTGCCGCTTTTGTAACACGTTCTGCTTCTTCTTCTCCGACTTTTTTACGCCAATTGATAAAGATTTCTTTATTAAAATGACTGGTTACCGAAGTAATGGAAACCAGTCGAATAAGTTCTTCATCATCTGGAACTTTGTAGTATCTTACACCATCAATCGTTTCACGCTCCAACTGGGGGAGTTCAATATCAATATGATTAAACATCAAAAACCAGATTCCATTTTTGCAAGGATGTATTCTTTAACAAGTCCAGAACGAACAATGTCTTCTACACCAAACTCTATTATATCAAAGGAAGGCATTTTACGCAACACCGTCATAAAATCGACGATACCATTACGCTCATTTGTTTTCTGTAAATCTGATTGAGAAGCATCACCACAGAAACAAATTCTGGTATTTTCACCAACACGAGTAATAATAGAATCTAGTTCGTGGAAATTCAAGTTTTGGAATTCATCGACAATCACAATCGCATTATCAAGAGTTGTTCCACGAAGGAATGAGGTGCTCCAAAACTTAATGGTTTCTTGCGACTTTAAATTACCATAAAGCATTTCAAAGTCAGCATCAGAAGGCATCTGGAACATATACTTCACCATATTCTTATAAGGAATCTGGTAGATATCTGCCTTATCATCGTGTGTTCCAGGAAGGAATCCAATCTCTCTTGTAGCAACTAATGAACGAACAAGATAGATTCTTTCGTAAGGAGTTCTTTCATCAAGAACATCTCGTAGAGCATTATAAAGTGTAATAAACGTTTTACCAGTTCCAGCACACCCATAAGCAATCAAATGCTTCCCATTATCATAAGATTCAAACAATCTTTTTTGATTCTCAGTGAGAGGATCAATATCAACTAGATAATCAGAACTTAATGGTTTTCTACGCTTCATTTGACGAGTAGTAAGACCAACGCCAATTGGTTGATCTGCTCTTTTTCTTCTAGCCATATTAGAGTTTTTTAACGGTTGAACCAGGTGCTTTACTTGCCTTTTCAAGGACATCATTCCATCCTGGATTGCGGGAGATTAGCTTGTTACGCCATTCTCCAACTTCTCCTGGGGTTGCACATCCTTCAGACCAATCCCTTTTCCATTCAGGATTGTCCTTATACCATTGCATAATGTCATTAACACTCATTTCAATGACCTTTTTTTCACCAGTTTCCTTGTGAATGATTGGATATATCGCCATAAGTTATAAATTCAAGATAATTTATTTAGACCCACTCAAGGGCTTCGGCAACTGTTGGAAATTGTTCGGTAAACACTTTCTTACATTCTAGAGCAATATCCATATGCTCTTTTTGAGTACCATTTGCAGAACGAAGATTAATATAGTGGA